ACTGGCTTGTGTAGTCAATGAAACCCTTACCTTTCAGAATAAGGTCTTTTGCTGATTGCGGAAGAGATTGCATCTTTGGAATAACATCACTCTCTATATGGGCTGGAACCTGTTTGAATACCATCAAACCTTTTCCGTTCCATCCACTTCTGCGGATAGCTCCACCTTGTTTCAGAATTTCTATTGCATCTCCAAATGACATCAGATGCAAAGGTGCTTCGGGTGATCCGTCAACCCTACCTATGCGACATTCCAACACGTTAATATACCTGCTCATAATTCTATGTTGCAAACGAAGCAAATAGTTCTGATATTTGTCTGTTACAACTTCGTCTATCTTGCCGGATTCAATAAACGGAGAGAGTTTATCCATCTTTTCATATAAATCTCGCATTTCAATATGCAAGCGGTCAAGGAAAGTATCAGCTATTTTATACGCCTTTTCAAACGCATCTTTAGGCGACCAGCTTTCGTATCCGTCTTCATAACGAACATGATAACCCTCATCGTCAAAATTTGCCGTTGACGGTTTTTCTCTAAGAAGATGTTTTCCCCACGCGTCACCTCTTGTCATAGGTTCTGCTTCAATCTGTTTTGTTCCAATATACTTTTTCATTGTTATTATTTTTAGTATGATTATTCTGCACCTTCAAACAAGCTATTTACCCTTGTCTGTTGAGTGGCTTTATCTTCTTCTTGAATTTGCTTTAAAGTTTCTTCAGGATCATTAGAATACCCGGCTATGCGGATAGATTCAAGTTGGCTAAATATGGCTTTACCTCCATTTCCTTTTATACATCTATTAATCAATGCATCTTCATCATTTTGAATAAATGGGGTGATAACGTGCTCAACCTCTATGTTGTCTATTTCACTCTTCCACTCGGTATTCATCATTTTTAAAAACTCCTTGATGACATTGCATTCACGCTCAAAGAACTCTATCCAGGCACCGGACTCATCACCTATTTTCAGATGGGCATCAGATAACATCATTTGTCTTGCATCAAACCCGATATTACCAAGGCTTTTCATGTTCTCAAAAGAAAGATCAGGCATTTGAGCTTGCATAAAGAAGAGCTTTAATAAAGTCTCTACATGGTACTTCAAA